GGGTAGTCCAGCCCCCGTGTTTCCACGTTATCTGGACCCGTTGTGCTTAGGTACACTCTTCTATTTCGCATTAGAGTCAGAGGCTGAGCCTCCGATGTCTGTTGCTTTTGCTGAGTCAGCCATGTTCACGCGGTCCTGCCCTAGACCACGATCCCAGCGCCGCATGGCTTTTGGCCATGTGCGTGTCGAGGCAACGAGATTTAGGGTCACAGTTGTACCAGATCGAACAATCCTTCGGAGTTTTATCCATAATCGGAGGATCCGTCCCCCCTCTCTTACGCTGATGTCATCGTTTTTACGCGACAACAGCTGCGCTCGAGTTGGGAAACTTCCCGACTCCGAGTTATATCCAAATAACTCGCTCCAGAGTGCATCTAGGTCTTTCCATGACGGAAGAATGTATGGACTGTGCTCTCGGAGCATTAAGTCAACTTTCTTCACGCGGTCCCATAGCCCATCATGATAGGGCCGAGCAACCCATTCTAGGAAAAAGCTGTTGAAGGCGTTTTCTGAGAAAACACTATCTAAACCCTTTCCTTTTATCCCAAGGTATCCTCTAACGGCGACTAAGCCGTTTCGAAGAGTACCTCGGAAACCCTTCTTTCGTTCTTCCTCTGTCTTCGGACGGTCTTCACCGTACGAATAAGAGTATAGACCGAGTAAAGGTAGGAGTTGCTCGATCTTGACAATCCTTGCCACGGCCCGGTTAATCAATTCAGTCCACACCCCCATGGCGACACGCCATAAGGGTGCGTCATCCTTGATCGCTGCACCAGGACCAACAGCGCTGATCCACTCGATCACTCGAGTAGGCCAGACGCTACCTGGCGCATGCAGGCAAGCTGACAAACGTCCTAGACGATTCCCTACCGCCCAGATCACCTGTAGGCGAGCTAGGTTTCGGTATCCGTAACCAGCAAAGCGTGCTACAGAAGAAACTCTAATTCTTGCGAACTTCAAGTTCTTTCTAACTAGTTCCATTAAAGAAGTAAGATTGCTTAACGCAACCGAAACTTCAGCAAGGGACATAGCAGATACCTCCTGTCCTTTGAAATATGTTCTCTTAGCGAACTCGAAAGTTCCCTGAGTAGAAACCAGACTTTTGGCAAGCCCGATTTCCACTCCTATCAAAGACATAAGTCTCAGGTACTCGTTGGCCACAGCCTTGTCTGCAATGACAATGTCGTCTCCGAGCACTGCGTAATCCAAGAACCATTCTTCTCTTTTCGCACCAGGGCTCACTCGGTGAGCCGCCAATTGTACGATAGCATGATGCGTCAGCGCAAGCATGGCCCACGACGAATACGCGCCCATTGGTTGTCCCACCGCGTAAACGATCTCACTGAAACCTAAGTTCCAGGATTTCGCTTCCTTAGGAAGCTTATAAGGTCGACCTACGAGGAGGTTCTTCCAATGTCGCGCAAACGCCGTGGTCCCTACTCCCTCTAATATCATCTCTTGAAGAACAACGGGCAATCTGTCTGTTGCCGCTGATAAATCGTAAGATGCCATGAAGCACTTACTAGGATCGTCCATTCTCTTAATCAACCGCTCAATAGGAGCAGTCTGATTGAAGGTTCCGTCCGTTCCTATGGCTCCAAGTCTTTTAAAGATCCACTTATGTAGTGGGTGAAGTAGCGCCTGCGTGAGTGCATCTACCATAGCGAACACTCTAATCTTGCCGGGTTCGAATTTGAAACCGAGGCGTCCTAGGGCCATTACTGGTCCCCAGGTACTTGCAAGAGGATTGATTTGTTTGGTAACAATCGTCACGTTGGACTCCGGTTCCCACGGGCCGTGATGGCACCGTTGGGGATCCTTGACAAAAGGATTCCGGGTGAGGGGGTTAACCCTCACACATTGTGTGAACTGTTCCCGCACTCCAACAACCATCTCTTTCACCTTGGTGATGAAGGGCTTTAGGCCCCACACCAACTCTAACCCATCGACTTCTTGGAGATATCTAGAGAATGATCTCTGGAGATGCTCCGGGGCGAGAGCCCAATTTACGATGTCCAAAGGCAAAGCAGCAACGCTGCTCAAACCTCCAGAATTCGGACTGGACTTTCTAATCAATGGAATTAGATTAGGCGTCATCTCAAATCCTAGCCGGGCCTTCACCGGCAGCTTGGTCTCTTTCTCAAGCTTAAGGAAGAAGGTAGGTAACCATTTAGCCCACAACTCTAACATACCGTTACTCGACAAATCGAGTCCTGGTTTTGTTATTGTTGAGAGTTTTAACTTTCCGCGGAAATCAAGTACTCGGTATAACCCGAATAATGATAACCACAGTCGGATAACGGTTACATCGCCTAATTGAATTAAGCGACGGTCCCTACGATCAATGATCCGTGGGAATCCCTGACGAGATCGAGCTACGTTCATCCCAATCGCAAACGGCGCGGTGCCCTTCATACCTCCAATGGACTGCTGAAGCAGTACAGAGCAGGTCTTCAGGTACATCGCAAGTCCCCTTTGTCCTTGGTAACGATACATCGACGTAACTCTCCGGGCGAACCCAAACACGATTTTCACTCGCTGCACCGACAACTGCCCAACCACTAGAACCACCATTCTAAGGAACAGTGGAGCTAGTGTGTTTCCGCGTTTTACAGCGGAAGACCAATCAAGGGAGTGCGACACTAAGCTCTTATACAGAGTTTTAATGTTTTGCATTGTAATAAATAGTAATATTTATCGCAAACGGGAGTCCCCGTTTCCCCAAACCTTCGTTTTCCTCTGAGACTTCGACTAAAGTCGAGGTTCCTGGGAACCCGAGGACGCAGGTCGGCTTGTCAGCCAGTCGATGTGACACTCTTGTTCCGGTTATTACCCCGGTTAGAGGCACGGACGACAGTACCGATCACTGTGATCGATGTCAAGTATTCGGAAGCCCCTCAAGGCAACCGTATAGCTGGCTTAAGATTCACCATTTGAGCGCTTTACTTCACGCACTACGGGTTGTCCTGAATTTTCCTTCAGGTTGCCCCTCCGCGACTCACGTAGTCACGAAAGAGAAACCATCCGGTCTTCCCTGCTAAGCAGAGAACTTCCGCATTGACTCTTTCACCTACACAGGTCGTTGGCATCTTTAATTTTCCTTTCCGCTTCATAGAGACCGTCGTCTCTCTGCTCTAGGAATAATCCCTTAGAGGCATAACCACACGAAGTGATCCACCCCGGGAATCGCCACATATCGCGACGACCCCGTTCTAAAGTTTCAGGTTGGCCCTGGACCGCTCAGGTCAGGATGCCGACAGGGGACTCTCATTAGGCTTTTCGCATAGTGCTTAGGGACACTACACTCACCACAGACCGGCTAAGGTCTATGGCTCCTTCCTGCAAAGGAATCGAGCTTCATCCCGGTTTCGCAACCGG